CGCCAGCATTTAAATGAGAAAACCACAAGGTTCAATGACCTCCTCGCGGCTAATGGATTAACGAAAACCATCATACGGCTACTTAATGGGGTTTAGCATTCCCGTCCTCTTCCTCCGTATTGGAGGTGTGCTTCGTAGCATCCTCTTTGGCTTGAGTCGCTACAGCCGGAGTGGGGAGGTTCAATTCAGCGCTTATTGGGTCAAATAATTCAACCTCATAAGTGGCATAAAGAGTACCCACACTAGCTATGTTTATGGAGCTGTTAGCTGCGGCTATAGTTAGCCGCGCTGGAGCGTAGATATTAAAATCTGGTTTAGACAACGCTGCCAACTCCAAAGCTGTTATATACCTCCATCTCTTCTGTCGCCAGTCAGGATCAATGTCTAAACAAGTTGATATGGCGCCAGGGATGTCCCTCATCGATGGTTTAGCTAAATAAGCAGATCCTTCGCACCCAGACCAAACGGCCCCGGTGGTGAACCCATCAAGAGAGCTCATAGATGCCAAATTAGATGGAAGACTGTCTAATGCATCATACAGGAATCCCATTGCTACGGTTCCCTGCGTGCTAGATGGAGCTGCCGGAATGTATGTAAATCTTAAGCTATTCCATTTCCAGCGTCCCCAACTTGCTGCCATGCGTGAGAGCCATGGCATCGTACCAGGTGTACAAGGCAACGAGCCGACAGTAAAGCCCGCATTAAGGTCAAACGACCTTATAAATTCAGTGTTGCACACCTGGATACCCTTGCGATCAGAGCGGATTACAGGGGAAGACTTCCTCACCACCACCGAAGTAGCGGCTGGGATCGTGACCCTCCGAGCAGTAGCTAGCTGCCTGTTGGGTTCCGTCGTCCTCCTCTGTGTGTTGTTGTTTCTCTTCTTCTTTCTGTTTGCTCTTCTCGTCTTCGCGACCATTTTCTTCTCTTGGTTCGGGAATTTTGTCGGAGACTCTTCCAATCCGACGTAAGTACTTGTATATCCGCGGCCACTGCGGACAGCCCTGCAATTCCACTGCCAACTCCTCAAAGTCGTCAGGGTGTTCCAGATATCTAAATAAGGTTTTAGCCCAGGATTGGAGATAGCAACGATCCGCGGCTATGCTGTGTGAGCAAAAGTTCACTTCCTTGAGGATCTCTCCCTCAGCAGCACACGGGATGTAATCTTTACATGTGTGACCCAGTTCTCCGTAGAGCTCACGGGCCCCCTCAACATATCCTTCTACCGAGTCGTCTCCCATGGCGATGCACCACGGGGCTTGAATTATTTCAGCCATAAGGCATCTTATCCGGCTGTTAGTACTCGAGGTACAATAACTACCAGACTTCATTAGACCCGGTAAGCCTTGCTCTATTAACTCGCCGTTGCTTAGCTGGAACACAGCGTTGGCGAAACACTTGAAGCGGTTCAAGGCGGCTTTCCTCATTCTTGCAGGGAAGTTTCCCCTTTCTATTCTCATGCACACATCAGCTTCTAACTCCCATTTCTGCACAGACCAATCAAAACCCGATATATCCGCCTCAGCAGCGGGGGCACTGGCGTGTTTGATTTGCAAATCCTTCCACAGCGCCTCGAACTGCCACTTTTGCGACAATCCCATACCAGGTTTTGAAGGCACCGACTGCCACAAAGCAATCTCTGCTTTGTTTTGGGGCCCGAATAGCAGCCTTTCAACTAGTTGATCAACCAGCGATACCGATGAGATTAGTCTAAAACGCCCTTCCCGCACCTTATTGGCAGGGTGGGGCTCATTCTTTACAAACAATCTCACAGGATCACAAAGTCCCAAACGAACTAAATCGCTGGGCTTCGGATGGGCTTCCAAGTCGGCCTCGGACAGCGCTATTAGCCTTTCTGCTACTGCTATGTACACAAGATCGCCGTGTCTACTCAAGACTTCGGCGTTGCTTTGACCCAGGACGGAGAGCGGGACGCCTGGGGAGGCTTTTGGGTTGACTTCTGTTTCCCCGATTTTCTTTGCCTCCTTTGCGATTTCTTCTTTACTCCACTCTGTCCCCCGGAGGACTCTGTAGACTGTTGTGGCTGGGTATTTTGAGACGAGCTTTCTGACTGACTCGGCGAGGTTGGCAGGGGGGCTGGTTGGTCGGAACCGCCCGGCTTGGAAGAGGAGGGATCCTCTTTCTGCTTCACTACCTCGCTTGGGCCAGCTGTATTGTTTGAGCTCTGGGAAGATTTCACCTGCCGCGATGACAGCGTCTCCAGTAGCTTTTCCACTAGCTTCTCTAAATTTACAATTCGATCTTCCAACTTCGGAAAGAGGCATACCCCGTGAGGAGATAGGGATGGGTTGCTCCCATCGGTACTCTGCAAGGTTGATGAGGGCGGTGCAACACCTTCCGGTGTGCCCGCCCCTTGGCAGTTTAAATGCCTCAACAGTTGCGATGTAGTCTCAGACTCAACGGGTTCGTCCGTGCCTTTCCACAAGTCTATAGTCTCAATACCAGCTTTGTAGATGTTATTCATTTTCCTTCCTATCCAGCTGGTTTCCTCATCAGCCCAATCAGACCACTTAACCCTTCCGGGCCCTTCAGCATCTTTTAAGGCTTCCCAGTCATCTATTCTTTTAACTCTAGCCTCTGTCATAGCAACAAAGTCAGTGTCACCTAACAAATATCTTCCTTTTCCTTTGATAGTCACTGGCAGGTACTCTTGGCGGTTAGGTCTGAGTCTAAAATTATCTAGATCGATTTCTCCATAGGAGATCTCGGAAAAATCAGACTCATACCCAGAGCTAAGATCAAGCAAAACCCGGACGTTAGTTCCGCGGTTGGTTTCGCCGGCCTTCCCACATCCAGTGTGAACTCCAACAATGTTGTTGCCAACATATAAAGGGGTCCCGCTCCAGCCCTTGGTGGTAGATGCCTCGTGAACGATGGCATAACCGGACTTGCCTTTATAAGCAAATCCCGAAGAGCAAGTGAGACCAGTGGAGCTCGTACCACCATATAGTGAAACTGTTGACTTCTTGCTGAGGGCAGAGAGTTTTGCAACCCCCACGCCCAATCTAGACCAGTAGTTACTCGGCACCTTGATCATAGCAAATTCTGCAAATTTATCCTCGCAATCGTAAGTGGTGGTCAAATCCAAATCTGGAATGACCTTCCCCCGTTTACACAGGTCCAACTTCTCATGCGGCTCGATCACATGGTGTGCCGTTAGCAGATAATCTGAGCAACCCTCATAACTTACACGCGCTCCAAAACCAACAGTTTGGCTGCCTGATTTAAGCAAGACCAAAGAAGCTGGCTCTGTGCCAGTAAGGACGCTAGAATATACACTATCCAAAACTGCAGCTTCGTCTTCCCCATTCTTAGATATCGCAGAACCGGGAAGAAAACGCCACCATTGAGGATTGACTATTACTTTACATACCTTGCCGTCCTCACCAACGCCGTCCATAACTATTCCCTTTTCAGGGATTAACTTAGGTTCACCTACAAGATTAATAAACACGCCGGGGGGAGTTTCATCCCTAACCTCTACTGAGTTTAGCAGCATGTTCTGCCAGGCGTATCGCACGATCAGCACCAGCATCGATATGACGCACAGGGCCAATGGGGATTGCAACATCGGGTCTAAACCTCCTGCTGCCACCTGGGACGTAAGTAGTAGACTCGCAGCTATCGAGCTGCTCAACACTACCACAAGAACCTTGAGAGCTTCCCAGAGTTTCAAAGTCATCTTGTACTGTCGTACTTGTAAAACAGTTAAACAACTTATAGTTAATGAAACTGCGAGAGCGTGTAATTCTACGCTTAGTTCGGGTTTCCAGGGTTAGAAAGAACTGTCCGATTCGTCCTCAGATTCTGTTGGAATCTTCCGGCAAATCGCGCAATCAACTGAATATACCGTGTAGGTGTATGGGTCGTTGTCAGGTAAGGAGATGTTTCTAATCTCCACGTCTTTACAACCAAGATATCGCTGTACGATCTGCCCCCTACTGTTGTAATAGTGACAAAAGTTACAACGCAACTCAACCTCGATGTAATCAACCTTGGAGTAGTCTCTAACTGCCCTGTAGACTCGGACGTAGTCGGACGTTAATTCGTCAACGTTGTCGAACCAAATCTTCTGGGAGAACAAGGGAATGTCTCGATGGGAGTCGGCTTCGTAACACTCAACTATTACGCTTGGCATACAGGATTGGAAGTTTAAGCACAAAAGTACGAATACACAAATTGATTAAACTTCAGTTCTTTC